ACTTGATTGGCATCACATCCCCACTAATACTAGAGTGGCATTTATGCTCGTTGGAGCACCCCCCATGATCGCAGCTTCCACGGTGGTGTTTACTGGCAGCCACACTTCGGTAACTGCATCCGTTGGTGCAGCGCCAAGCACCACCACCTCTTCTGGATGGCCCGGATATTGAACCCGAAGATCGATCGTAGCCCCAGCGAGATCCCCGGTAAGCACGAACAAGAATTTCCCGCCCTCCTTGACATCCGCAGGAGGCATTGCACCCTCTGCCGACCGGATAAGCGGAATAAAGTAGCTCGAAGAAGTGCCCATCTTAATTCTCCGAAAAAGGAAGGGGCATTTGCGCCCCTCCAGGGTCTACGGGGGTCGAATCAGGTAATGACTGCGCCCTGCTTGATCCCGTTCATGAGGATATGAGCGAGGGGATTCCTCATCTCAATGCCCCACTCGGCCAGAATCATGCGCGTTTCAGCGTCGCCGATCTTCGCGATCTGATACGTCCGGAAATTCCGGAAATATCCAATAGCCAAGAAATCGGCATCGAGGAGCAACCCAACGTCGGACGGAACCCACAGCGAAGGCATGACCTTCACGCGACCGAAATCGGTAGCGATCACGTCAACCGTAGCTGCTACTTCCGTCTTGCCGACGAGCACCTGCGAAATGCCACGACCTTCGAAAGTCGAGACAGTACGCTTGCAGGCCGGGGTTACAATCCACGTATCCGGACGAGCACCGTTGCCATAGGCGCGTTCCATTGCATCACCGAGCATTACCTCAGTGAGAGCAACTTGAGAAGCACCCGCGACGGGCGGGAAAGCGCCGGTTGCAGTAGTGGGGAGGCCAGCCGTTACTCCAATTACGGCATCACCTGCCACAGCCTGCTTGTCGACTGCACGAGCAATCCAGTGGCAGACTGCTTCGGTCTTACGTGCGGTCGGAACGGTGTCGTCGCCATCGACACGAGCTTGACGACTCGAAGCGATAGTCTCAATGTCCGACTTGAGTACCTTCGACGCCATTGCCATCTGGTGGCCCATTTCGGACCCCTTCCCGGCGGCGTCGGAAGCTTCTTGCGAGCCAGAAACAGTCGCATCGCGGCTGGAAATCTGACACACATTGGTAAGCCGCACGGTCGGCTGACCNGCGGAACGAATCAGCTCAAAACCTTCGAGCTGGGCATTGTTAGGATCGACAGCCTTATTGAATTCAGTCTGCCAGTCGAAAGTCCTGTTCTTGACGTTACGACGCCGGGCCAACGACACGATAGGGGTATCGAACGGATCAATATTGTAGATCGCGTTTGACAAGTCCTCACGGTTAGCCGTCGCCGAGTACGTCGTGAACGCACCTGCTACCTTATTAGGCATGGTTCGTTACCTTTGTTGACGTATGATTTCATCAAACACCGGGGCAGCATCATGAATGTTCCCGGTGCGGGCGAGGGTTTTCATCGCGACTGTTAGACCTTTGCGACCAGTTCTCTTGTTTCCCGGTCCGGGTGTTACAGCCTTGCCAGCTACTTGCCGAGCTATCGGTTTTGGCCGCGCCGCTATCATGCGGTCGTACTTAGATGCTTTGAGAAGCACCATAAGCATTCTGGAGTCGAACACTTGGTTAATTTCGTCCTCCGAGAATCCTTCTTGCAGCGCCGTTCGGCGCATGGATTGCAGATCCTTCGCTTTCTTCTTAGGATCTGTTCCCCAATTCTTTTGATTGATCCGAGCGAACCTGAGGCTCTCCTGTTCCGCGTATGAGCGCAACTGGGCCGACTGGTGCTCGTCGAGCTTCGCAGCAGCTTCTTCCCGCTGCTTCTGCAGCCCCTTCTTAAACTCTTCTACCTGCTGGTAGTATTTCTGAAGGCCCCGTGCCTTCCCAGGATCAGTCTTGAACAACTCATCCCAGTTCGGCTCTGGCGGAACCAATTGAACCATCTGTTGTTCCATCAAGTCAGCCATCTGCTTGACATGTTCATAGCCCGCGACAACATCAGCGGCGGCTCTCTGAACTATCTGCTGGTTCTCACCTAACTCCGAAAGGCGCCTGTGGAAGGTTTCGGTCCGAATGTATCCCTCAAGGGCTTCCTTGACCGTTACTTCCGCTTCTTCGCCGTCGACGGTAATTTTGTACTTGGTGCCGAGGTCTTCGTCATCGGCAGCTTCTTCATCGTCTTCGTCAGGTTCGTCAGGTTCGTCAGCGGACTCTTCTTCGTCAGCTTCTTCGCCGGCTTCCTCGTCTGCGTAAAGGGATTCGTCTTCATCGTCACCCCCTCCTTTCGCGGGAGAATCCTCGTCTACTTCAGGAATGCCCAGATTCGGAAACACAGCTTCGGCAGGGCTGCTCTTGTCGCCCTTCGGAGTTGGAGTCGCAGGACCATTTGGAGCTATTTCAGCGTCGAAAGCCTGCGCGGCTTCATCCATCCCGTTAGTTGCCATAGTTAGGTTTCCTCTGTCTTGTCATTTTCTGATCCGTGATAGCCGACCCGATCTGAGCAATCAGCTCTTCCAGAACAATCATTTTCGCGTGAGACACCATCGCCTCTTCCGTGGCTATCCCAGAACCCATCAGAGTCTGTATATACGACTTACGCAACTCTTCGATGGCCTCTTGGAATACCGGATTATTCAGGATGAACTTTGCCTCGGTGGCGCGTTCATCCAGTTCATATTCATTCCGTTTCTCGGGCATTGAGCTGCGCCTCCTCTTCGAGTTCGTTGCCCCTGACGTCCACTTGGAACTGTGCTTCGATTTTCGCAGCATCGAGCATACTAGTAAGTGCCAATTGATCACGACGGAAATCATCGTCCCAACGGAGCTTCTTATCTGCCTGATCAGCGCCCGCAATATCACTAGCCACCTTGGCCCGCGTCTTCTCCATTTCGGCCTGCGCCAACACCATCTCCGGTGCCGGTTCATCCGGTGTCTGCATAATCTGCTGCATCGTAGCTTCATCAATCGCTCGGAAATACCGCGAGGTATTCTTCACGTTGGCAATCGCCATCATGTCCGATACAGTATTCATCATTTCCTGAGGCCCAACGACCGGGTTCTTCAATCCGAACTTCTCGACGATCATCAACTGAGTAGTCTTGATCTCTTGAAGCGCCATCAGACGAGATATGTCGGAACCCTTGCCGAGCGTCGGGTTAACCGAGATGCGCATATTAGCATCGAAAGTAGAAGGACTGACCTTGGTCCACTTGCCCCTCAACTGGATGGAGCGCTCTTGACTCGGTGAATTGGTGATCTCACGTAGAAGACCCTTGAAGAGCGGCTTGAGGAGAGTTTCCGCCATGAGCCTAGCAATGAGTTCAATCCTCTCCTGTGCGCCACTGATGATCGCGTCAACGCCGCTAAGAGCTGTAGACTGTAGAGCTTTCGGGTCCAGTCCCTTTGAAGCATCGGATATGCCGGTCTTTTGCTGGCGCAGTCGCTCCATCGCGTCAAACATCGCAAATACGGGTTGACCAACAAATTCGGATGTGAGGGACATGACGGTATCGTTCGGAGAACCCTTTGTGCGGATTGCCGCGCCGATCTCATCGTTAAGTACATCATCGGTGTTCGCCAGTAGCTCGTTGAATACCGTGCGGGGCCAGATTGACTGCGCAAGAGAGTCCAAAGACCCTCGCAGCATATTCGTCTTGATGCGCTGGATGTCCTTTACTAGATCAGCGGGACAGTCCCCAATGAGCGTATGAGAACGGGGATCTGGACACCCAACCGCGAAGGTTGCGTATTGCACTGGGTAGTCTTCGAGGATGTGGTGATTGTCACCGACTGTACAAATCTTTCTAAGCTCCTCAATGCCATCTCCATCCTGATCAATTCGGATAAAGTATTCGCCGTAGCGAACCTCGAGGTTTTCGAGGACGGCAGTTTCTTCCAGACCCGCGTTTCGGAACTGCCGGTCAACGGAGAAAGTTCGACTGACACCGAGGTGTTCATCAAGCTCTTCTTCATCGTATCCAAGCGCGACGAGTTGAGCCTTTCGGACGGTGGTGTCAAATCCAATAAGGACCGCATCCTCAACTGTCTTCGCGTCGCGCGCAATTCGGAATTCGTCAAGCGGAACCCCCTGTATNTTGATGACNGGNTTCTTGAACCANCCAACTCATTGTTACGCTNGCNATCTGTCCGGGATTCTCNTCNTCCGGAACAGGCTCAGCTGTNGGTTCCGCGCCCTCCGAAAGGAGAACCTGGAGTTCCTCNTGTGATAGGTTGCGGAATTCCTGCGTGACTGGCTCTTCCGACATATCGGTGTACCAGTACAACACGCACGTCTTGGTGGTCAGAGCATCCTTGAATGCGTCGTGAAGCAGCATGAACCCATTGTTATCCTCCCAAAATACGTATTCCAGGTAGTCGGTCTGTTGCTGCGCTAATTCCTCCTGCCCCTCGTAGTTCGGATTGCAGAATACGATGTGTTCCGGACCCGTGAAGATGCGTATAAGCGAGGGCATAATAGCCATGACGGTATCACGAACGTCGGTCGACACCACCGAAGAACTCGTCGGATTCCCCTCTTCATCTACATTCTCTATCTCCGGCCTTTCGCCGTAAAAGTACTGAAGATTCTCCTCCCTATCGGGGGCCAGAGTGCTNTCTTCNAAGCTCTGCGCNTCGTCGATCAGCGCGCGAACAATATATTCGTAGGTATCCGGATCGCTCGTATCGGTTCCGGGATTCTTTCCGATACCACCGACGCCGCTGTTATCGAACATACGTTCCGTCGGGGGTGGAAGCGGATTGGGCGTAATGACAGTCATACCCGGTTCCTCTTAATCCGACGACGTAATGGCCCGTGCAGAGGTATTACCTTGGAGCTTCCGATCGCCCCGATAGTCATGTTCAGCGCCACTGAACCATACCGGAATGCGTCGGAAGCGTGGGAAGCCCAGTTATGTTCTGGACGACCCGTCTTGGTCTGATGGTAGTTCGATAGCGACGAAATGCCAGGAGCAGTAGCTTTTTCATCGAAATAGCACTGACGCAGAATAGCGCGCGTTGCACTTATTCCGTCTTCCACCGAATGCATGGGGCAGACTATTACGTCCCCGAGCANTCCCATCAACACTTCGTAGCGCGACACTCCGGTTCCCATTTCACGGGCCTTCACGTCGTGCGGCAGCACGTGCCCGCCGTAGGAATAAGGCATTCCGCGAATAACCTGGGAATACCACTCCAGCCCCTTTCCAGAATTAGCGTAGTAGTTAATAACGTGCAAGGATTTCCCGATGCGCTGCACGAACCAGATCGCTGTCTCGTCGTCTATTCCGAGATCCCACCACGTATACGTAAGCGCTT